TACTGTTGGAGCAGGTGTAAAGTTATCTTCTAGTCCTGCAAAGAAATCTAATTTGTTTTCACTCATTTCTTATAATTTTAGTTTAATAAATTGTTAATTGTAATATTAAATGGTTTTGTAAAATTTTTTACTTGTATATAGCTAAACCGCTTAAAAATATTTTTTATTCGGATTGAATATTTGAAATCTTATTCTGCGGTCTTGTTTAAAATGATACATATTATCTTCTAAAGCTTTTTTAATTGTTTGTTCTGTAACATTTAAAATGTTAGTGTTAAGATAAGTATCTCTCAGAATTAAATCAGAAAGTTTAGCTTTTTTAATAGCATCATTTACTTCTTTTAATAATTCTGTTTTCTTTCTCATTTACTAGGTTTTTTTCTTGCTTTCATACGTTCTATTTGGAGTTTCTTTTCAGCCATTTCTTTATCTAATTTAGCTTTTTGTGTAGCTATTTTTTCCTGACTGGCATTCTGCACTTTAGTCTGTTGAATTTTTAACTTTTCAATTTCTTTTTTAGAGTTTAATTCTTTCTCTTTTAAAGACAACTCTTTATCTTTTATTTCTTTTTCTTGAGCCATCTTTTGAGATTCAGTCATTTGTTTAAACTGTAAATCTTGTTGTTGTAAAGCTAATTTAGACTGTTCAATTACATCAGGAACTCCAGACATATCAACATCTTTATCTTCAGAAAATCCTAATGCTGATATTGTAGCAACTTGTATTTTTGTATCTCTATCAAGCTGTTTATTCATATCTTCTCTATCTAATCTTTCTCTTTCTAAAGCTATCTTTTCTTGTTCAATAGCATTAATTTGTTCTTGTTGTTGAGCTTGAGCTTGTTCTTTTCTCTTAATACCAGCTTCTACATTTCTTTCTAAATCTTCTACTGATACAGCTTTAAACATTTGAACTAAATCTAAGAAATCAGCTTTATCATTTTGTAATAAAGGTTGAGCTAATGATTCTAATTTAGTAAATATTTCATTATCTTTTTGAGAGTCCATTATAAATATTCCTATATCTGATAAAGTTAAATCAGAATCTATCATTAAAGTATCTATAGACATGTTATCTAAAATATACTGTAATTTAACAGGTTCATTCATTTCTTCAATCTTATCTCTATAAGCTGTAAATGCTACGTCTATTAAACCTTGTAATACTTGTTCCCATAATAAATTATGTTGAAAAAACATAGGTTCAGTAATATGAGAAGATTGCATTAAGTTTTGTTGAGCATTTGATACAGCTTCATTAGCTGAAGTAGCTCCTATTCTTGGTTGTGTAACCCCAGCAGCCATAGCTATCTTTTGCTCAATAGCTTCTAACATATTTATATATTGAGCAATTTGTTGAGCATTACTTCTATCTAAAGTACCTGATATAGCCCCTCTATGTGCAGCTCCTTGTTCATCTCCACCTGATAAACCATTATATAAATATATATCTAACTCATTAAGATAATACAATGCTTTTTCTATAGGTATATCATCTCCTAATAAAGATACATCAAATGGCATTACTCTACCTCTATCATTAGCTACAAGCTTTAAAAACTTGTGCATAACTATAAAATAAAGATATTGATAAGGTTTCATTCTATCCATTATAGAAACAGGCTCAGAGTTCATAGTATCATAAACAATACCAAATATAGGTAACTTAACTACATAAGGATTATCTATAGACCTTAATTGTACTCTACAAGGTCTAATATTACAATAAATATTAGTACCTATTCTAATTCCTTCCCATACTTCAGGAATCCAATCCCACTCAATTGTTTCACCAATTTCTTTATTTATTTTATAATTTTCATCTACTATTTCCATTACTGACTCACCAGTCATAGGGTCAGTATATTCTAAAAATCCTATCTTTCTTTCACTTCTCCAATATATATGATATACTTCTAAATCTGTAAAGTTAGTTTTACCATAAGAACCTTCTTCCCAGTTTTTATAGAAAGGTGCTCCCATATATCTTAATTCCAAATGCTCAAAGAAATAATTCATTTCTTTAGCAGGTATATCCATATTATTAGAAAAGTAACTTGTTTTAAGGATTTCTTCTAAATCTTTTTTATCTAAATCTCTTCCAAAGTTTTGTATAATATCTCCTACGTGCATTCTTTTTCTTGAACCTACATATAAACCATCCTGAACATATTTAATTTCAGGAGACTTTCTATAAAATGTAGATAAAGAATTTAATATATTTAATTCAGGTTCACCATTAACAATATCTAATTGTACAAATTCTTTACCTGAAATTAAAGCATGTTTAAAAGCATCATTCTTTTTAGATTTAATATCTAACTTACGATATAAATACTTTAACACTTTATTAGCAGCTATTTCTTTAGCTGGTTGATATTCCGTAGAAATATATTTATCTATCTTTTTAGGGTCAAGAGCAGGGTCTTGTTCACCTGTTTCAGGATTCATATACATCTGTAATTCCTGTATTACATACTGTTGTAATAATTTATTTTTTTCTATTTGTCTTGCATTAAAACCATCTTCATTAGTAAGTACAGCTTTAACATTAAAAGGTCTTTTTAACTCTTCCCCAAGAAGAACATTTATAATATTATAACTATGATTATAAGGCTGAATCTTATCTGTAGCTTGACCTACATCAATACCTAAAGGATTAAATGTACTTTCAAAATCTATTTGATTAACTATATTACCATACAACTGATAATTAGCTAACATTCTATCCCAATCTACCATTCCATTTCTATTGTTAATAGAACTATTAGAAATAGCATTTGCGGAATTAATAAGAAAATCTATAGTGCTTTTACCCCACTCATAATCATTTTCTTTTTTCTTTTTAAAACTTATCCTTTGGTAAGGTAAATTTCTAACTTCTGACCCTGACGGATTTGCTGCCATTATTAAATACTTTTTTATTATTTATCAAAAAATCTAATTTATTTGTTTTATTTTCTCTCTCTTTTTCTTTTTCATAAATATTAAATCTTTCCCTTCTACCTGAAGCCCACCCTACTGCTGTCATTACAGCATCAAAGTTACCATCTCTATTATAAGCTATTAATTGTTTTAATAACATTCTGGATTTAAGTAAATGAAGATTTTTTAAATTACCTTCTTTATTTCTATCTTCTAATAACCATTCTTTTAAATAATCTTCAGCTTCAGCTTTAATATATTGATTACTCATAGGATACCCATAAATAATATTTCCTGTTGAAGTAAATGCAGCTTTTTTATTAAAGATAGTTTGAGGTTGTGTACATAAGTAATGTAACTTCTTTTTTCTTTCAAAATATTCTTTAGTATTACCTACAGCATTTTCAAATAATAACATCTTATTAGATAACCCATACCACATAGCTAACTTTTCTAATATTTCATTTATTTCATCTTTACCTCTTCTTCCATAAAACTCTGCTACAACTTCATCATGTCCATATAAATTAAAATATCTATGAGTTTTAAATACTTGAATACCTGCTAAAGAGTTACCCTCATCATCATTTTTAGTAGGGTCATGTGCTATCATATATAACTCAGGTGGAGTAGTTCCATCAGGTAATTCTATAGGAAATTCATATACTACTATACAACCTTCTCTTTGAACTTCTTTTACAGGGTAATCTACCAAAGGTTTAGCATTATGTAAAATATTATAATCTACACCTCTTGGAGCTTTTTCATTAAAAAATAATTCTACATATTTTTCATCATACTCATAAGATTTAGTACTTTCTATTTTTCCTAAAACTTGTTGTAATTCTGCTACAGGAAATTTATTATATCCACTTCTTAAAAATGCTTCAGCAGGTTTTAAAGGAAACTGTGTAATAGTATCTCTATAATCTTTATCTACACCAGATTTAGATTTTAATTCTCTTAATTTCATAATAGATGCTGTTGCAGCTTCTACATTAGAATTACCATCTACATCTACTAAATCAACTGTTTTACCTTCATATTCAAACTTACCAAATCTCATTCTATTAGCTGGAATAAACCAACCACATTTAGAACCAGATTTATCATCATCCCATATATTATCAAAAGCTAATAAATTAAACTTTTCAGGATTATAAAACATTTCTGCAAATTCAACTGTACCACCTTCCATATCACCTCCTGTACCATATATAATAGGAATACCTATCATATCTTCACCATCTCTCCAACAAGGCTCAGAAATATTGTAAGATTCTATTAAGTTAGGGAATTTACCCCCTTCTTCAAATATAAATATATTTGTAGTATTATGAGTAATTGTAAAATCTTCTAAGAGATACAAATGGTCTCCATCTAATTCAAAACCATAATAATCTCCATAATATTTTTTTTCTACTTTTATACGAGTTCTTAATGGATTAGTTCGTGTATTTTTATGCTTACATTTTTTTCTTTTAACTTTTACTGGAATTTTAGAAAAATCTCCAGTAAACATAATTCTGTAAACAATTCCACAATCTTTACCTTTGATAGTAGATTTTTTTTCAGATATTTTTGTATAAAATCCTAAACTTCTTGTTAAAAATACTATATTATCCGCAAGAACTTTATTTTTTTGTATTATCTCGTAATAAGTATCATTAATTTTATATCCATCGGAATCTATTAATCCTGCTAATATTTGTAATCTTACATCAATACTATTTATTAAATATTCTTTTGGAATATGTTTATTATTTATTAACTTATAGTATTTTAATAAGTTATGCAGCTCATTATTACATGTTGATTTAGTTAGCCTAATAGTGCTACAATTACTATTATTTTTACGATATATTTTTATATTGTGTTCTTTAAAGGAACTATAAAATTTTTCTAAATATTCTAAAAGCTCATTTTCTTTATCTCCTATCGTTATTGCAGGTCCACAGGAATTTCCATCCCCCAACCATAAACCCAAATAGTATGGGTCAATTAATATTTCAGAAGATTTAAAATTTATCTGATTTGCTTTTATTCCTGTAGTATAAAGTTGTTTATATTTAGGGAGTTTTAAAAATTCTAAAGGAGTTAATATTTTTATTCCATCATCTTTTACTGCATTAGAATTACATCTTTGTTCCAAATACAAATTATGTTCAGAATTTACTGTATAACTAATTCCTCTTTCTTGTTGTATTTCATACATCCAATCTTTTCCTATAGTAGTAGATAATACATTCCTCTCTTTAGAATCAGGTCCCATTAATTTATCACCAACTACAACATCTTCAATATTCTTAAAAGAACCATCATACATTAAAACCTTAGTTCCTTTTGCCATACATTTACCAATTGATGCGAAGGGGTTATCTTTAAAAGTTACTACTTCTATTTGCGAATTAAATCCTTTCCAAATATCTATACCATCTATAGTTTCTTTATATCTTGCTTTTACAAATGTTCTAGTATCAGGATTTCTTTGTTTTTTCCATTCAGTATATTTATCTAACCAGTTTAATCCATCTAAACACATACTCATAGTATTAGTAGATAAGTCTGATAAATAAGCTCCTATAACACATTTAGCATCTCTATAAAAATTATACTCATGTACAATTAAACAAGAGTTTTTAAAAGAAAAACCTGTACGTCTTGGTTTAGCTAATATAACTCCTTTTTTTTCTTTTCTAGCTCTTTCTATAATAGTAAAATACTCCAAATCTACATCAGTAAATCTTGGAGCTATTTGTTTTTTTCTTCCTGTCTTTTCATCTTTTGCTAATATAGGATAATAGTTAAGATAAAAATAATAAGTTCCAGGAATATATAAATCATTTAATTTTAAACCATTACGACATCTATCATCTTCTCTAAGCCAAAATTCTTTATAAGCATAACTATCTTTAGTATAGTTACAATAACTACCTGTCTTAACAAAATTATACCAAACCTCTTGAAACCTACTTGTATCTTTTAATATCATTATTGCTCAAACATTGAAATTGATTTATTACCTCTAACTTTAGAGTTATTACTTTCTTTTTCTTTTTTAACAGCTTCTTCAAGCTTATCAAAGTTAGCTATTGTAGTACTAATATCTTTAAATATTTTTAATATTGTATCTGCTGAATCTACATCTACTTTAGTATTATTCATAAAGTCAGCAAATTCATCTATTTTATTCTTAGCAGCTTGAAGTAACCTTTGCTTAGGAGTTTCTATAAAACTTTTATAAGTATTAATAGCTTCCTGTATTTCTAAATCATTAGCATAATCTAGTTCTATTTTAAAATCAACTTTAATTCTATTTTCTTTTTCTTGCTTTGGAAAGTCTGCATAAATAGAATTATTATCAGACATGTGATAAATAAAAGATAAATCTTTTAAAGCATT